TGTAATAGCACATCTATCTAAAGGATGATTACCCTCTTATTACTACTCCTAAAGTGGTAGTAATAGGAAGTGCGATTTTGCACTTCAAAGAGCCTTGAAAGGACTTATATGACAGACGCTATTATTGGTACCCCTTCCGTAGTTGGTTTCTCTAACCACGGTAATCACGACAACGGTCACAACGATCGTTTCGCTTCAGTTATTGAAGCTAACGAACGTACTCGCGACGTTCTACAGAGCCTACGCTTTGAATCAAAGCACATTAGTGACAGCATTGCTGCTAATGGTGTTGCTATCGAGAAGATCGGTGCTGCCACAGAGTTAGCCACTGAGAAGACAGCTTCAGCTACCCAACTCTCAATCGAAAAGACAGCTGCTGCACAACAACTTGCTACTGAGAAGACAGCTGCTGCCACTCAACTCTCTATCGAGAAGGTTGCTGCAGCCCAAATGCTTGCTACTGAAAAGGTGGCAGCTGCCCAGATCCTTGCCACAGAGAAAACTTCTGCAGCAGGTATTCTACTCGCAGTACAAAACCAAGCTGCTGCACTCGCACAAGCTGCTGAGTGTTGCTGCGAGGTTAAGAGTCTTGTTCGTGAAGAAGCAGGAAAGACTCGTGACCTGATTAATGCCGCTACAGTACAGGGTCTACGTGATGCACTCCTTGCTGCACAACGTTTCGTTCCCTTAACAGTTCCAGTTCCACTGTAACTAAAGAATCCTGACCGTATGGAACATAAATAAGACGGTTGCGGGTGAAAGACCCGCCTATATTTTAGGTCATTGTTGACCTATTAGGCATTATGGCTAATGCTTTGCTTGACTGATTGAGAGGAAACAATGACAATTAACCAGTATACTACAAGGTACAAAGAACCTGTATCCGACGAAGAACTCATCAATACTATTGAAGCTGGTATTATGAACTCTGTGGGTGACTTCTTGAATAGTTCCGATATGGCGCGTGAACGACAGAAGGCCACTTACGAGTATGGTATGCTTGCAGAAGGACATTTAAGCCCACAGGGTGTATCACAGATTGTATCCTCTGATACGGTAGAAGCTGTAGAAGGTTTTACAGCTATAATCGCCGAACTAATGTTCAACAACAATAAGATCGCACGATTTGTACCTGTAGGAAATAACCCTAAGGACTTTCATAATGCTAAAGTAGCTGGTGATATCACTAATTATGCTATCTTTAAACAGAACAATGGTTGGGAAACTCTAAATACATGGGTTAAGTCAGCTCTTTTGTGGAAAAACTCAGTGATCCGTTGGGATTTCGTTGAAGATTTCCAGTATAACTATGAAGAGTATGACGAGATTTCTCAGGATAACTTAGATTTACTCTTGTCTGAACCTGATGTTGAGATTGTTGGTCAATTAAAGTACGATCAAAAGCTACAGACGGGTGATGACGGTAACGCTTCTATGGGAATAATGTACAAAGAGGTACGCCTTAAGCGGGAAGTCAATAAAACTAGGGTTCGTCTTAATAATGTACCCCCAGAATGCTTCCGAATTACCCGAGATGCACATACAATTGATGATGCTGCGTTCGTAGGTATCCAAACAGACCTTACTAGGTCAGATATCCGCAAATATTGGCCAGATATCTCTGAAGATATTGACTGGGCTACTATTGGCGATGGTTCTGCTGCATGGAATACTCGATATACTGAGGAACAGGCAGCACGTAAGCGGTTAACTGGCCAGGAGTACTGGATGGGTGGTCACTCTAAGGAATTATTCCCCGCAGAAGCCAATCAAATGATCACAACCATTGAGTGTTGGATCAATATTGACCGTGATGGTGATGGTATTGCTGAACTTAAGCACCTTATTGTAGCCGGACAAAAGATTTTGTTAGAAGAGGATACAGACTGTATCCCGTTGGCAGTTCTTTGCCCATTCGAGGTACCTCACGAGTTCTTCGGATTGAGTATTGCTGACATGATCAGACCGAGTACCTTAGCTACCACAGCTATTCTACGCGGCTTTGTGGAAAATGTATACTTAACTAACTATTCTCCTAAACTTGCTGACCCTAATGTGGTTGACTTCTCTGCTCTACAGAACATGAAGCCAAAACAGGTTATTGCCACAAACGGTAATCCCATGGCAGCAGTAGCCCCACTAAGTCCTGATACTATCAGTACAGGTACTGTTCCTTTGCTTGAAGCACTGCAGATGCACAAAGAGCAGTCAACCGGTCTGTCAAAAGCAGCACAGGGTTTGAATGATACACTCTACGTGAGTGGTAATAGTGAAGAAAAGATGAGTCGTGCTATGTCTGCGGCTCAAGTTCGTATTCAGTACATGGCGCGTAGATTTGCTGAGACCGGATTCAAGCGTATGGCCGAGGGTGTCTACAAGATGCTCCGCGAGAAGTTCCGTGGTAGGGAACTTGAGTATACCGATCAGAATGATTTTACCAAATCTATTGATCCGAGTATGCTTCCAGAACGCATGATGATGTATGTGGATGCGGATGTTGGTGAGAACAGCAATAGCAATATGATCAAGAAAATGGACTTGATTGGTAATAAACTTCTACCTGCACTACAAGCTGCAGGAGCAGGTGGCGCTGTAAGCCCAACTGCAGCAGTAAAGATTGCCTGCCAGACACTTGAAGCTATGGATCTTGATCCCCTTGACTATCTTGTAGACTATACTGATCCTACTTTCATGCAGAAAGCAGAGCAGGATCGTGCTGCAGAAGGACAAGCAGCTGAGAAGACAAAGGCATTAGCCGAACAGGTTAAGCAGCTGGATATCTCTCAGAGGCAAGCAACCATTAATCTGACTAATGTGCAGGCTAAGAATGCTATTCAGGATAATACGAAACAATTGATGGTTGCTCTTGATAAATCTTATCAGGAGTGGGCTAAGTTGTATATTGATGCTGGTAAGGAAGGAATTGAACTCCCACCACAACCTAAAGCTGAAGAACTATTAGCTATGGCTAAAAAGTTTATTGACTCAGATCTTATGACCGATGCATCAGCCCCTGCAGGTGGTATTGCTCCACCAGCTATTAATGGACCTGCTGCAGCACTTGAAGGAAACAATGGACAAGTACCGCAATAATTTTCATGATAGGGTAAAACCTAAAATGGAACATGAGACTGGTGAGTATAAGGTAGAACCCTTTCGTGTAGCGCAAAAAGCGTTATCCACCAGTCAGTTTGCTAAGATTGAACGGGAAGAGTTTTTCACTGAAGCATACGGAGAGATCCTATCAGATCTCTTTGTTGCATGGCTTAAGAGTGAACCACATGCCACTAAAGAGCGTGAGTTTCTGTATGCCACAGCTATGTCACTCGGTGAAGTAAAATCCCGTATGACTAAGTTTGAAACACTCGGTAATAATCTTAAATTTATTAAACAGGCGCAAGAAGGCGCAAAGGAAAATAATGGCTAATGTACATGAGAAAGCAGTGGAGACATTGCTACGATTACGTCTAGAATTAATTCAAGGTATTGCTACAGCCGGAGAGTCTGGCGGGGCAGGTATGTCCCAACGTCTGGCCCCAACACTAGTAACAGTACAACAAGCTATTGACATCTTAGAGGTACTTGCGAGTGCTGAAGAGAAGGATACAGTAGCAGAACGTATGGCAGCTATGCGAGCCAAACGTAATCAGAAATAATAGACACAAGGTAAATAACAATGACAATCAACTTAAACACACGCTCTACCTCTACACCTGCCTCAGAAGTTTCTGCGGCTAGTTTCGGAGATGACCGTGGTTATAGTGTAGCGGATGAATCTAAGGCTCTTGCCGACATTCTACGTAATTCTCCAGCAGCTGATATTCTGGGAATTAGTAAAGAATCTCCAAGCACAGAAGAGGAACAAGATGAATCCACAGATTCGCAATCGGATGAACAAGAAGCCCAAGATCCCGATAGTGAGTCTGAGAATGACCTAGGTGAGAGTGAAGAATCGAATGATGACAAAGAGGATACAGGCAAAGAAGATGATAAGTCTACCGACTCTGCCGAGCTACCTTCCGAGGAAGAAATCGATTGGGAATATAAAGTACCGGTTACCATAGATGGTAAGACAGAGTACAAAACCCTTGATGAAATCCGTAAAGGATTCGCAACTGACCAACACCTATCTCAGAAGGGGCGTGAACTCGGTGAATTGAAGAAACAGGTTGAGGCTGAACGTACGGAGAAGCTACAAGAATTAGTTACTATTGGTACTGCACTCAATGAAGACTGGACTGCGCAGGAACAGACTTTTATTGAACAATATCAGAAGCTAACTAAGGATATTGATAAAGCTCGTGAAGATGGTGATACCTACAATGCTCGTGAATTAAAAGAACAACGCGAAGCAGTGCAGGAAAGCTATTGGAAGATCCGTAATAAACGTGAATCAACCCTCAAATCTGTTACAGAGAAACTTAAGGAAGATCAAGTAGCAGTTCAAAAGAAGCTATTAGATGAT